CGAGCCCACCGGCGGCGGTGTCGATGTCGACCGCGATGGCGAATTTGCAATCCTCGCGCTGCACCACCGGCGCGTCGCGCGAGCCCGAACGCAGCTTGAGGAACGCCACCGAGCTAACCCATCGCCGCGAGATGTAAATCGCGGTATCCGGCCCGGCGGGCACGGTGATCTCGTCGCCGTCGTCATCGAACAGGTCGTTATAAAAATTGCCGTCGGTCGACACCTGAAACGTCAGGTTTGCCTCGGTGAACTCTTGCGGCACGGTGATCCGCACGATTTCGCCCGACGAGCAATCAATGCCGTCGGACAGAGATTCACCGCGCGCGATGGTCGGGCCGTCGATGATTGCGAGAGCCATTGCAGAACTCCTTGTGCCTGGTTGTTTTCAACTTGCGCGCGCGTGTGCGCGTGACGCTGCGAAAAGCATGAACGCAAATTATTTTCGTTGAGCTATTTCGGAATCGCGCACGTGATCGTTGACAAATCCGCTCCGCGGTTTGGTTCGCGCAGCACGTGTGTGGTGTTGTTTGGTAAAATACTTTTGTCGCGTGATGGTCACGCGGCGAATAACAAAGGACGCAAACAATGACTCTGCAACGTATCGAAACGCAATTGGCCGACGCGCGTAAACAACTCGACCGCGCCATAGCTCAACGCGATGCCGCGATCAGCGGCATCATCAAGTCGAGCGACAAGATCAAAGCCGCGCAACGCACGCTGACGCGCTTGGAAAAGCGCCGCCGCGAAACCCGCGCCGAGGAACAAGCCGCGCGCAAAGCCACAGCCAAGCGCGCCGCCGAGGATGGCCCGATTCCGGCGCTCTAAAATAACGGCGGCGGCTGTCCGTGTGACCGCCGCCGCCACCATCGGCCCGGGCGAAACCGATCAGCGTCACCGTGCCCACCAAGCAAAGAGCCGGTGACGCCGATCAAGGCCGACGATCTGAACGAAACTATCGGAGGTCGATGCGCGTTATGGGGCATCGGCAATCAAGCCGACGAGGAAACGCGTATGGCCAAGTATCAAAACAAAGAGGTCAAGATCGTTCGCCCGGCAAAGCAAGGCGACGCTGGATTTGTCGCCACTAGCGGCGAGCAAGTCGTGATCAAAGGCGACGACGGCAAGGAAATCGCGGTGCCAAAAGCTCAGGTTCAAGACAACGAATAGTGCACTAGACCGACGGCGAGTGTTTAGGCCACCGCACCAGCGCGGGAAACTCGACCTCAACCTCGTCGTCGGTATCGATGCCGAGATATTCCATCAAACCAAAACTAATGTCGGCGACCCGCCCGGTGCTTTCATGCGGGCCCCAATCGGCGGGCCATGCACGAAACCGCCGCCCGGTCTTTGGTGCGGTGACCAGCGCGACGTGCTGCATACTGGCCAGCATTTCTTTCGGACAGTGGTCATAGTCCCACCGCGTCGCGATGAACGGCACCGACGGATTGAGCCGCCGCGCGAGGCCCGACGTGCCGGGCGGCTGCGTCGCCAGAAACAGATGCGGCGCGGTCTTAACGTCATAGATGAACGCCAAGCCCTCGCTGGCCGATACGCCCATATCCTCGGGGCCGCCGAACCAGCTCACCTTGCCGCGCAATTGTAAGATGTGTTTTGTGGTCATCCGATCAGCGTGTCGATGTCGACGGTGGGCCGCAACCGGGCCCGCGCGCGGTAGCCCATCAGCATCGCCAGCGCCACCGCGCCGTCGATGCGAAACCGGCTCTTGTCCTTGTCGAGCTTGCGGCCACCCGCCGGGTCCATCACCGCGACGGCGTTGGCCATGTTCCAATTCAGGCATGGGTTGTTGGGATGGATGAGCTTGCGCTCGACCACGGCGGTTTCCAGCGCGTCGATGGCCGGGGCCATGTCCTTGAAGCCTTGGCCCCACGGCACCAGCCGCAAGCCCGAGCGCGGCAGCGTTGTCATCGGCTTGCCGTCGTCGGGCTCGGCCTCGGCCTTGTGGGCCTCCAGCCCGATATGATCGAACTCGCGCAACAGGTCCTCGATCCGCCAGCGGTCATAGACCAGCGCGCGCACGCGGTAGCGCCCGCTTAGCTCGGCAATCCGCCGGGCGATGGCCGCTTTATCGATAGAGCGCCCGCCGGTGACCTCGATATGTCCAGCGTCTTTCCATTCGACGTAGCGATAGTTGCCGTTGCCGAAATCGCGAAAGCTTTGCTCGGCGAGCTGTTCGCCGGGCTTCCAGAAATAGGCTTGGACCCGCGCGACATCGCCCGCCGAACCCATGAGCAAAGCCGACAGGTCGAGCGTGTTCGATAGGTCGAGCGCAAGAAAAACATCCTCCCCGGGTTCAAACGCGACGGGACCGGCACACGCCATCCATTCGGCGCGGCTGATCAGGATCGAGGCGGGCGAAACCCGCTGGTTCAAAAGTAGGTTGCGGACCTTGGGTTCGTCGGCGGGCATTCGCTTGGCCTTGCCGATGGCCGCCGCCAGATCGGCGCGGTCGCGAAACGTACCGAGCGCCGGGTTAGCCTGTTTCCATTGCCGCTGATCGCCAAGGTCGCAATCCTCGTCGGCGGCGTGCAGATGGCAAACGATGCTCGGGTCATGCCCGGCCAAACCGTCGTCGATCAATTGCGAAAGGATGTGCTCGGGATCGTTGCTCTGCGTCGAGATCGTAATAAACAGCGGCTCGGCGCGGCCCCCGAATGACGTATCAAGCACGTCATAGAGGTCGCGGTTTTTGGCTTGCGCTAGCTCGTCATAAATCACCACGCTCGGCAAATAGCCGTGCTTGGTCCCGGCCTCTGCCGAGATCGCGCGATACACCGAGCCGGTCGAGCGCCCGATCATGGTCTTGGTCGATTTGACGATGTCGAGTTGCAGCAACAGCTCGGGCTCGCGCTCGACGATCTGCCGGGCAAACTTGTAGATGATCGCGGCTTGATCGCGGTCGTTGGCGGCGCTGTATATCTCGCCGTTTCTGATCCGCTCGGGCCCGATCAGATGCGCCAGCACGATGCACGCGATCAGAGCGGTTTTGCCATTCTTGCGCGCCATCGACAGGATCGCCCGGCGCACCACGCGCCGACCGTCCTCGGTGTGCGGCTCATAGATGTCGCGGATGAAATCTTTCTGCCATTTCTCAAGCTTGAACGGCTGGCCCTCGCCCCTGCCCGACGGCACCGTCAGCATCTCGATGAACGCGATCACGTCGGCGGCGCGCTTTTTGCCCTTCGCCGTGCGCCGTGGCTTGCCTTGCATTAGCTGGCGACAAGCCCGCTAAACTTTTTCGGCGGGCGCGTGATGCCCGCATTAAGCCGGGCCCGGCCCGCTGGCGTCATGCCAAATTGCGCGGCGGCGCTCAACAGATCACGCGCCGCTGCCGAGGCGACATGCACCAGCGGGTTGACCTTGGTGCTGGTGCCGTCCTCGGTTGCGATCACAAGCTCCTGGCCGTTGAGCGCACGCTCGGCCTTGATCCAGCGACCGACAAGCTGACAGTAAGCCCCGAACCCGGTGACATCGGCCAGCGTCAGCAAGCCGATCCGCACCAGCTCGGGCGCGAGCTTGCGCCATTCGGCGGCGGCCTCGGCGTCGAGATGGTCCGGTGGCTCGGGAATGCTGCCAAATGCCCGGGGCTCGGGCTCGGGCTGGATCGGCACGCGGCTCGGGTTGCCGCGCAACAGCTTGAGCTTGGTCGGCACTATCGGCGCGCCCATCACATCACCATCGCATGGTGCCGACCGACCAGCCGGATCGGCCCCGGCATCGGCAAGCCAAACAGCAACGCCAAGATCAGATAAAGCGCGATCAGCGCGACGATCACCATGTAAACGCGCTGAATGTTTTGCGGGATTGGAAAATTAAGCCAGCTCGCAAACCAAACGATGATGAGGCCGATCAGCACCAGGATCGCGACATAGATCGCGACGTTGATGAGGCCGAGAACGATACCTGTCAGCGATAACATTCCGAGCCCTCCCTCAACGCGCAACGGTGTTGCACCGGGTTCAACCGGCGTGTGAACGCGGGCGACCAAGCCCGCATGTTTGCTGACCTTTCCAGCAATTCCATTTATCCCGATTTCTATTGCGAAGC